TGCTACTGTAAACTGGTTCCCCTCACCGAAAGTTACATAATCAAAGGTGGCACCGTTCAAGTCGAACATAGTACCTGTCCACGATATGAAGAATCCGTCTGAAACTGTTAACCTGTTATGAGAGCCCGTGAATAAGAAACCCCCTCCTGGAGCGCCAACAACCCCCATGTTATCCATCGCCGTAATACCACGATTGTCTATAGTCCCCATCGAACCGCCTGCCGTGATAAAGTTCCTGGACATAATAACGGTATCATCTATAGCACCTGACAGGTTGAATACAGATGACGATAGGTTTGTGGTAGTAAGGAAGTGTGCAACCATTCCGAACTGGTTGGAGGAGTTGATCATAGAACCCGTTCCAGAATATGTAAAACCGTCTACGAGGCCGTTATGTCCGAAAGTGAAAGTGTCATTACTGTATGTTAATGTGTTGGCACCGAGTGAAATGGAGCCATCTAAAATATATGTTGTTGCTGCTGCTAGAGTTATGTTTCCGCTAACCGGATCAGGGAGGTCTGATATATCCCTCACTATAACTTTAGTATTATAAAAACCTGGAGCTACTGACCAGGCACCTGAACCTAGACCGTCAGATACATACACCTCGCCTGCGCTTGCTGTAGCAACCCCCTTGGGTTCGTGTAGTGAAGACCCTGTAAGGGTATTATGCTCTGCCATGCTGATTTATCTCCTAGGGAAAGAAAGGGGCAGAGGGTAATAGATACCATGCCCCGAATACTACTTAGACGCGTGTAAACTCTACAACTACTTTAGCGTAAGAGCCTGCAGCATTAGCAACGGCAGCAGTCGGATTAGAGACTGTAATGACGTCTGTGCTGTCGATAGGCTCAATTGCACCTAGCGGTACATCTACCATACCTAGAGAGGTAAGGGCGACAGGAGCGGTATTGATGGGGCTGCCACCAATGTCCAGATCGACTGTACCAGAAGCGAATGCGTTATCGCTAACTTCTAAGTAGCAAGAAGAGATCATACCGTACCCTTCAGGGATAGTATAACTCTGTGCGGCTAGAGCAGCTGCATCATCGCCATCAAACTCGAATACCAACCGAGCTTCACCGGAAGCAGAAGAAGTAATGCCTTGTACATTACCAACTTCCCGCTCACCGTAGCGTTGACCTACACCTAGGCCATTTGTACCTGTTTCATATGACATATTAATTTCCTTTAAAAAATATTTAGTAAGTACCCCGCCACCTGGAGAGGTACTAGCCTGGTTTAAACGTAGTCAGTAGCACTGGTGCCAAGGACAGCCAGGGTATCTAAACGCTGAGCACCAAAGCCGAAGCGAGCAGTCTGAACGAATTCATCACGCTGTAGATCCTTATTGCGATCCCCTTCAACTTTAGGGACTTGACGCCATGCAGCCATAAGCGGCTTAACGTTATCATCCAGTACACACATGAACAAGTTAGCAACACCATCTGCAATAGTGGTGGTACCGTCACCGACACTACCTTTAGGTAGACGGTTAGAAGTCATGATACTCCAGCCGAAGATATTGGTCACGAACGAGTGCTCACGAGCAAAGCCACCTTCAAAGATTGCCTGAGAAGTTGGGTTAGCGTTCAGGTCGCCAGAGACGATCTGGTAAGTAGTGTTCAGCGTGGCTTCAACGATTGGATCTACGACACCGATACGACCACCCATTGGAACTTCAGCTTTGTTAAAAGCCAAGCGTAAGGCGATCAGATGAGCGGTAGAGAAGACACCATTAGTCTCAGCTGAAACGATACGGTGGGCAAAGCCATTGATATCGTTTGGATCACTGTTAGTCTGGGCAGCATTCAAAGTATCGAAAGCTTGAGTCTCAAAATACTCCTGGATAGCGCGAGTAGCTTCACTCCCACGGGCAGCCAATAGAGTCTCGATCTGTGAACCGTCTTGACGCATTTTGTCGGTCACATACCAACCATCGCCTACATACTCAGTAATACGGAGTTCTACTTCACCAGTCTCGATAGGGCTGTACTTGATAGGGGCGTCTTCTGACACCTCTTGGATCTGAGCCTCACCGATAGTTTTGATATTCAGAACTTCACCTGAGCCGAAGTCTGAGACGTTACGATAGAACGTGCTAGGTAGCAAGCCATCGTGTAGAGTTGAAAGAATGAAGTCGGAATACTGTTCCGCTTCAATGAACGAAGTGTTCGATTGGGTTGTAATTGCCATTACTTGATTTCCTTAAAGTTAGAGTTAGAGGCCTAAGCGCTTATTAGTTACTTCCGCAGACTTCTTCCATTTATCCAATGAGGAATTGGCAGAAGGCTGGAAAGGGTTAAACTTAGGTTTCTCCGTTTCATTGCCTGCAAAGCTAGCTGCTGTTACATCTGAACGTAGGGCTGGCTTAACAGTTCCTGTTTCGGCTGTGACACCGAGCAGTTTTAATACAGCTGTTGGGTTGGATGCGGATAGACGGTTAATCTCCATTTTAGAGAAACCTACTTCTGCTGCAGCTGCGTAATACTTAGCCTCTGCTTCCTCGCCATGAACCTCTTGAAACTTATTAGCTACTTTCGAAGCGTTAGATTTCTGGGCTGATGCTGTATCTCGGCGCTCAACTACTTTCTCTAGTAATTCAGCAATTGTACCCTCATCGAGTGTTGGAGCACTTGTGGGTGCTGCTTCGCTCTCTTGAGGTTTCATAGCATTCAGAACGTCTTGGAGAGTAGTGGACTTCTCCACCCCCTGTTTGAACGTAGTGTTTTCTTGTTCCAAACGACTGATATGCTCCTGTGCAGAGTTCAAGCCCTTCAAGGCGTCCTCTATAGTTGCATACTTCTGATTGCCTTCGGCGTTAGTGATACCTGCTAAGAGCTGGTCTACCCCTGAGATTTCTTTTACGCCTTCTGAAGCAGACTCTTGTGGAGTGGCTTCTGTTTGATTGAAGATAGACTGGTCGGTCATCTTATAAGTCCTTAATTTTGAGTAATGAAATAGCTTCTTCCAGGGCTCTTTGATACCCTATGGAGTCTGCCTGTTTGTACGCCCAGTTAGCAACATCATACTGCTTAGGTTGCTTAAGATCAGCTTTGTGAGCTTCTAGGGTACGACTTAAGACGAGAGCAAAGTGGTCGAATAGATCTTCAACCGCCTTACACCTCTTCTCAAATTCTTCTTTGGAAACATCCTTTGGTAGCGCTGATGTTACTTTACTGCTCAGTCTCATCCTCTGCCACTCCTGGTGTCTCCGCTTCTACTGCCAATGTCTCGTTAGCAGTGTTGGCTATTGATTGTGTCTCAGCCTGTTCATGAACCGCCGCGTTAGGTCGTATCAGATCGAACTTACCTAGCTCGAAGACATCTTCAACTAATGCTGCTGCAGCCTTACCGCTAAGGTGTGGAGCTATTAGCTGCCCCAGGCCACCGTTCATTGTGTTAGTTAAGTTCTGGATGATCATGGCAGTCTGTCCAAAGTGTCTAGCACCTACTGGACGCACTGTACCGTTCTTAACCAGTTCGTTATTAGTGATCACAGAGAAGTCTACAAACCCCAACTCTTCATCCATAAGCGGTACAGTAGTACCAGCCTCATGTAGCTGAGCTTCTGCAAGCAACCCCTTCAGACAGTTCTCCAGCATTATCTCGAAGGTCACTGCCTTCTCCTGGAAGATCCTACCTGCTGCGTTATCTAGTGACTGCACTTCGAATGCTGTCTTCTCTCCTGGAGTTCTAATCCCCATAGCTTGCTTAGGCGCACCAGCATACTCTTCCATACGCTGTTCTAGCAAAGTGATCTCTTGCTCTGCTATAGCCATGCCCTGAACACTCTTAGTTAGTTCAGTAACACTGCCTTCACCGATGATCTGGATAACAGCTTCTGGAGCCCACTCAAAGGGTTCTACATCCCCCTGGATAGCCAGTGGTGGATGAACACATAAGTCCATAGCATCGGACTTAAGATTCTGCAGGTGGTCTATACGGTACTGCATGCCTATCAGGTTATCCAGCGGCCCCATAGCGTATAGATTGTCAGGACGCTTCCTCCACCCTGCATGGCTAATATTGCCTACACCTACGGGAGAAGTAATGTCCGACATACCCACGGTGATACTGCGATCAATGATAATGATCTCTTTACCCTGGTGCAGCTCGTCTTCTTCACTGTCGTAGTAGTCCCCTACGAAGCGTAAGATCTCAACGTACTGATCACCGTAATACTCCTTCATGTCACCGAAGCCATCTACGCTGAAACCCAGAGCTTTATGGAAATCATCAATGCTGTAGTTACCTGCAGCTGACCTCATCTCCTTGGTCTTGGCATACGCCTCTGCCCAGGAAGGGTCATTCTCTGCAAGCTTAGCAATCTCACCAATTGATTTGATATAACGAATAATCTTTGGTGACTCTTCAAACGTCGGTGCCATCGGATTGAATACGATGTCCAGTGGACTGATCCGTCTTAACCTAGGGCCGACATAAGAACTTGCATACTGGCCATTACCATCCACGGACTGTGTACCATAATCCCATTCAGGTTCGGCAAAACAGTTCCCAACATCAATGTAATCATATAGTAGCGCACTAACTTCACTCCTTAAGTCAGACTGAATCATCTTATGTCGCATATATGCAGTTATCATTTTGCGAACTTCCTTGCTGTTCGCAACCTTATCGTAAGCATCCCAACGTAACCAATTGTCGTTGGGGAATATAGCACTTAAATAGTTACTGTGAAGATTATCCCGTATCTGGCACAGCTTAGGCATTGTAGTAGAGTTCTTCCACATACCCTGGTTAGATGTCGTTGTGGAGTCAGTGGCAAAGATATAGTTCCTCCGCTCCTTATACTCCTCTACCCAGCTGTCTCGTTGGCTGGTGTAGTTATCCCACATATAAGCGATGTTCCTTCCGGACTGATCTTTCACCCGATCAAACATCCCAGTTAATTCCGCTATCTTACCTGCCATTCGATACTCCACCAAAACGTGTATTATAAACTATATTAGACTTCTTAACTCCCAGCTGACCCAACCCTCTAGGTGCTACGGCTATCTGTACTACACTGGCCAGAGTATCCTTGAGATCGTCATGCTTGGGACGGGCTAGTATCAGCTCCTCCTCTAGGGCGCTAGTCAACCCTCCCTTAGTATGGTATACAGTTAAGTTCTCATACCGCGGCTCTAGGATAGCAGCTATACGCTCTGCCTTAGACCCTTCATTCCTGGTAGGACGGTTCTCGTCAATACTTAACGACATCCCCTCCTGCCTGATATAGTCCTTGAAGTCTCCAGCAATCATGCTCTGAGCGGCTGTAACCTCCGCCCTCAACTTCCTGAATGACCACTTCTGATGCATGACCACTAAGTGATCGAACATCGTCTTGATCTTATCAGTCTTAAATCTGTCCATATCCAATACGTATATGTAACCATCAGGGTCTATCCCGATAACTACGATAGCCGTGTAATCCGACTTCTTGTTGGTAGTGTATGCGAAATCGATTGCCGCATAAACATTCAATGGCTTACCACGAACATTCCACCGCCCTTCTAAGAACCGTACACTCTGCTCTTCTATGTACTGGAACCTATCTCTCTGGATCCGATCACTACCTGGGTCATTCGGATCGTTGTAATACTGTGCGTAGTACTGAACGATATCATCATACTCCCCTCTGATACGCGAGAGGACGTTCTTGTTGAATCCGAATACCTTACCCCCTTTCTCCGATCTAGGCCAGAGGAACTCCCCTTTAGTTTCTACAGCATGCTCAACGATATCCCATACCGGAAGTGTATCTTCCAGCTCGTCGTTATCATCGTAGACTTCATACTCCTGGTGCCTCCAGGTGTCATAGACATCAGCAGGGTGGTATCTGGTACCACAGGCTAATGTGAATCCACCAGCGTTCCTGATCGATGTCATCTGGGAAGCCTTCTTAGTAACCAGGCTCCTCCCTTCCATCGTATACGCATTCTCTGGTACCACTATATCGTCAGCGATAATGATATCAGCATGCCAGCCGGTAGTATTTGTTGTCAACCCTGCAGTAGCAATAGTGGCATCTCGTATACCCTCATCCCCTCTACTGTGGTGATCGATACTTATCTTACGGTTATTCCACATCTCCCTCTTCCCCTCTTGGGGGTGGATATACTCTGGGAAGAAGTGTTGGTAAGCATCACTCTCAAATATATTCTTTATGGCGTAAAGCTGTGTCTCTGCCAACTCACTGGTAGCAGATAGATATAGCATAGTGACTTCAGGGTGCCGAGTAATTAACCAGGCACACGCTGTAGCAACCATATGAGATTTTAAGTGAGCCCGCGGTAACATGACTAGCTTATTAGCGGTCAGTGTCTCCCCTCGCCCGAATAGAGAATACTCCATCATCCACTTGTACAGTTCCATATGGATATCACCATACGCGTACTGTGGATTCATTGTCTTGGCAAATACTCGAAGATCAGCTAAACATAACTCTCTGCGCTCTATAGTATCTGCGTCCATCTTAGCGATGTGAGTTTCTGCTGCTTTTCTCCAGGTCATACTTTACCTCAACGGTGTCAGGAAACGCTTAGAGGCTTCCACCACCTTAGCTTCTCTATTTACTTTCTTCTCAACTTCTTTCTTAGATGGCCTGCCAGCTTCTCTGACATCCCACCCTCGGTCAGCCAGGAACTTATTAGCCTGGTAGTGACCGCCTTCAGCTTCAGAAGCTATACGCTCAAGTGACTCGCAACGTATGGCTACTTCCAACTCCTCTTTCCAATCTTCTATATGGCAATGGAACGTACTGTTCTCTAGCGCCTTCCAGTGGGCATAGCCCCCCAGATGCGCATTAGCGAACTTATACCCTGTCATATCTTTCAGCTCGACAAAGCGCTCCCTCCCCTCTTCGAGGGTCATAATGATAAACTCTTTATTACCTGCTGCTGTCTCAGCGAACAGGCCAGTAGTGAGCCATCTATTCCCTTTATCTTTAAACATTATTTACCCACTCTCTATACTGGTGTGTTTGCTGTTGTAGGTACTTTTGTAAGCTTCATTTATTACCTCGTATATTGGCTGTCTATCAGTTTAAACATTACTTTGCCACCCATCCGGTATTGGTTAATGTGCCAGACTCTTTTATATATAAGGTCGTGCTGGCTCCTCCGTCT